GTAGTTGGAGTTTCAGACACATCCACAGACATTGTTTGGAATCACGCCATTAAGTATCGTTGGATCAACGACACCACCAAGACAACTCTTCGCATGCCCAACACACTTGATCCACTTGGTGCAGTTACAACTCAGCAGATCATGAATGATGACTCGGGTGCTCCTCAGGTTTACACCCGGGCCTAAGCCCACCCCCTTTCAGCGCCGCAGGCATATGCGCCGCAGGCATTTGTTTTAGTTAGTTAGTTTTTTTGTGTGCAAATAAAAATTATTTCTAGAACATTCACTCGGTCGACTTTTTTTGTGTAGGTTGTGTAGATTGTGCTTAATAGGAAAAAGAGACAACAAAAAATTTTTATTGTCTAATTCTATAGATATATAAGTCTCAACCATCGTAATGGATTCAACTCGACCGCAGGGAGAGCCTACGATGGTTGATGTTTCGCAAAATCATCAGACTCAGCAGAATGCTGTGTTTATGTTTGATATGACGATTTGGCATGATCAATGTCCGAACCGTGGAGTTCTTGTGACTTGGTTGCAAACCTGGTGTAAGAAGTACGCCTTTCAGCTCGAGAAGACTTCCAATGGCAAGCTACATTGGCAACTTCGTGTTTGTCTTCAAGCCAGAAAGCGGAAGAATGAGCTTTTGAAGGTCCTTCCTTTTGAAGGCTGTGATGTCAGCCCTACCTCTCGTGCTGTTCATGCTGGGCAGAATTTCAATTATGTCATGAAAGGTGATTCACGTGTCGAGGGCCCCTGGACCGAGGATTCCGATTACATACGGTTCGAACTTACTTCTGATTTGGAGGAGTTTCTGAAGTTCAAATTGTTTTCATGGCAGATTTCTCTTCGTGACAAGATTCTCGCACCTCCGAATTCCCGTCAGGTTATTTACATTTATGATCCTGTTGGCAGTCGTGGAAAATCCATTTTTTCCAAGTGGCTTATGTATAATGGTCATGCGTTTATGTTTCCTGCAATGACCGACTGTCAAGACATGATGCAAGCTGCCATGTGCCTTCCCAAGCAACGGTGTTATATTATTGATATGCCTCGCGCTCTCAACAAGACCAAGCTTCACTCTTTTTACGCTGGAATTGAGAGCCTCAAAAATGGTTATGTTTACGACAAGCGCAATTCGTTTCGTTGGCGCATGTTTAGTCCCCCACATGTTGTTATTTTTTCCAATTCTCTTCCCGAGGTTGAGACCCTGTCTCATGATCGCTGGGTGTGTTACACTATCAAGAATTTACGCTTGGTTCGCAAGGACATTTTCAAGTTTGTTCCCAAAGTTGAAGAAGTGCTTACCCTTGATGCTGATGAGCAATATGAAGATTATTGTGAACGTTGTCATGCGCATACAGATTTTTGTGTTTGTGATGTTCATGCATTCACTGAATGATTTTTTTTTATTTTCTGGGTTTAACAAATAAACACACATTGCATGCAATGCCACCCTTCCGTTCAAATAAACGTAAGTTCAGTCCCCGAGCAGGAACCAATAAGCGAAGAAAGTTTAGCTTTCGACGTGGACGTCCAACATGGAGGTCTATGTACAAGGCTACGCAAAAGAAAACATGGTCACGTCCTTCTCGTACTCTTGCTCGTGCTTCTAGGCGCTCTGGGGTACGAAATAGTACCTCTGATATGACCAAACACTTTATGGCTCCTGGTCTTAAACCCTTTGTTACTCTTGCTCCACAAAATGTTCATTATTCTAGTGGAGCAGGTAATATTATATCATCCCTTAATCTTCAAAACTGGTATGTTAAAAAGATTGGTTCTGGTGGTACCGCTCTTGACAATACTGATTTTCGCGCCATTCTAGACGCTGTCACACCAGTGAACGCTGGTACTCGTGTGTTTATTGATAGTCAACAAATGTCTTTTAAATTCGTCAATCAGTCGAATGTCAACACTACATACGCTCTATACCATTGCGTCTGCAAAATTGATCTTCAGGATAACAACACTGATGATAATCCTCTTACATGCTTAACCAACTCCGCTGTTGATGTTGGTGGATCTACCACTGATCATCTCTATCCTGGATGGGGACCCACTTATGGTGGACGTTTCCTTGAATATTATCGTATCAAGAAGATTCATCGTTTTACCTTGAACCCTGGTATGATTCATAATCACACTTCTATTATTGATCACAATTGGCTTGTTCCCAGATATCGCATATTAGGCAATCGCTCCATGACAAATATTGGAGGACGCACTCACGTTTTTATGTTAAGAGTTATTGGACAACCTTGCAACAGCATTGACAACAACAACGTAGTTGGAGTTTCAGACACATCCACAGACATTGTTTGGAATCACGCCATTAAGTATCGTTGGATCAACGACACCACCAAGACAACTCTTCGCATGCCCAACACACTTGATCCACTTGGTG